TGGTCATCGACAAAGTCGCTATGAAGGTTTGTCACCATGGTACCGGATTTGAACTGTGTGACAACTTGTGAGTTATATCCAGTAGTTACAGAGGAGCTGTATAAACTAAATGGTGCTATCGTGTTGCCGGCTGTTTTTCTGTTCGCGCCAATGTTGATGCTCGGATCCATCCCGAAACCAAGTCTCTGCTTGTATGTTGGGTAATAGACTGCCGGGTTTTCTAATAATTGTTCGACATCTGTGTCATAAGAAAGCAGGACGTTGATTGGGATGTTCGAGTCTATCTGGGTCGGACCATACGGAGCTGTCGCGGCAAAGACATAGTTTGGTCTGTTGCTCGGATGACGGGCCACGCCGACTACAGGCTTGTATCCCTCTGTAGAGAATTTTATGGGAGAATTAACTCGTCGATCGAAGGAACTTCGAATAGCTTTGAGAAGATCTGTTCGGGGAGAGTCCTCTTTCTCTTCCATGTAGCGGTGCCAGTATATGTTTTCGGACTCGCTTCCGTTTGCCGGAGCATGGAACATTTTCCATGGTCGGACCTGTGAGGTGTTGGGTGAGCCAATCTGGCGCTTTGTGAATGCCGTATTGGAAATCATTCCGGTGCCCTGCGCGTACTCTTCCGGGGAGCATTGTGCTGATGCGTCGGCTGCCATGTTGCCGTCAACAGATCCTGTGAGGTCAGATCCGCCCTTGCGCTGGAGGAATGGGAATTTCTGCTGGTACTTCGGTCTCTCAAGAACGTGACTTTCAATAACTGTTCTCACGTTTTCACTGAAGTCCGCAGATGCAGGAACCAGCTGACCAAGCATCAAAGACAGCGAACTGTCAAACCACTTGTAAAACTCATAGAACTTGTCAAAATCTAGCTGATCATTTCCAACTTGCTCGAAGAACTTCTGACGCATGAAGGAAAGCTGTTTGTAATCGGGTCGGTAGCGCTCTACCTGATCGCCAATGAGGTTGTTGAAGTCCTTCATATTGGCAAAGTAGTTGATCATCTCTTCCGATATGACCTGATACATACTCTTTTCAAATGCGAAGTAGTAGTTTGTCGGGCGTGACTCAGTTGTGAAGACGTCCTGTTCCTGTGCATTCAATACACGGATCATGTCTTCGGACTGTACATTCTCAGGAAGGTTTAGCTTCGATGAAACAACATAGTCTTTGTCGATTGCTGTTGTTGACGAGGCTGCGAAGAAACGACCCTGTGCTGTGTGCTGTCTGTTGAGTATTCCACTTAGCTCGCCAAACGTTGCGGTGTTGGCTGAGCCGGAGCTGATATCATCAACCGTGAGGAATCCGGTTGCGGCGGATCCTGTATTGTTGAGGAACTCCCAGTTAAATACAAGTGTGTCAATCTTCTTGACATCACCGAAAGATGCTGATGTATTAAACTCAAACGCATACAAGTGCGGCTGCAGTGCGCCGTGATTCTCGGTATCAAGAATGTGTCCTGCCAGGGCTTCATCGTTAAGATAGTCTAGCCAGTAGCGGCATGCATTTACTTTAACATCTGATCTTTGGAGGACTGAGCCAGTGAAGTTTTTTCGGTGAGCGCCGATATATGCTCTCTTGGCGCTCGTCATAAAAGCATCCGGAGGGGCTATGATCGATGCCGAAACAGTAAACTGTTCCATGATTTCGCCAGCTTGCGCCTGGACTCCGTGTAGTTCTACAATATAATTTGAATTTGTTTCATCCACAAGACCTTTGAGAGGGAACTGGGCTGGCTTGATTCGTACTGACAGATTCCATCTAGTATTGTCGTATACGTCTTCGTACAGACTTGTTTCTAAGCGTGGCACATAGCCGCCGGCAGTTCCCGTTAATAGGAATTTAACGTTGTCGGAATACTTTTCATCGCGGATAGCATACACCTGGAAGTTTCCATCTTCGGTGGTCCAGGTTGTGTCTGTGTTACTGTCCGCTTCGGCGCCGTGAACACCAAACAAGGAAGCGCTGATTGTGTTAGTGTTGAAGTATGTGTCCGAGGCTTGTGAGGGTTTTAGGGGAAATAATATCTCAGCTTCTAGGGTTGTTGCATAGCCGCCCGTTAAAGCAGCGCTGGATGTGATATAACTGACTGAGTTTGGATTGGAGGTATCAATATAGTTGAATACCGTGGCAACCATGTTATCTGGTGTGTTAAAGTTAACAAATTTATCAGTTACGATTACATTGCGTCTATTATTTCTCAGTTCATATTCAACATTGTTGGCATACATGTTGGTCTTGATGAGTTCGTCGTCAATACCAAAGCAACGAATTAAGTTTCTGAATGATTTCTCTGTACCCTTTGATTTATAGATAAAAGAAATATTATTATAAATGTTCTGATATATCGTGTTCTTTATATCGTGGAGTGATTTCTCGTAGAGACGCTTCTCACTCCGGTCAGCGAGCTTCTCTAAAAGATCTGCATCCAAGAAAAGATTGGGCGCAACCATGCCAGTGGAGGTTAAGAGCTTCTCTGCGAAGGGAAGAGGCTTTGCAAAACTTCCACTCATGTAACGAATGTCTTTGAGGGTGCTGAGGTTTTCAATCTGGAGCTGCAACGTATCAAAGTAACTGGACAGAATCTGTGTCAGTTGTTTGACGTTTTGCGAACCTTCGATGTCTTCTTCGGTAATCCATGCGGGGATTGAGTTATACACTGCCGCGTTATTGTTAACATCGTGAACGGAGCCAGACAATTTCAGGGACGTAGAAAGGGCACTCACAGCGGGGTGGAAAGAATATATAATTGGATCTAAGAACTCATGCGTAGCTGCACTAGATGAAACGATCGCCGAACCAGTATTCCTGGATTTCGTCGTGTACCCTGTCCAAGTTCCGTTTGAATAACGCCCAGAGTAATCCAATAACGTGCTATCTGTCGCTTCAACTCCGGTGATTCCTTCGTTGAACTTGAAGTATACCCCAAGATTGACATTGGCCATCTCTTGAGTCTCTATATATGGGAGAGGGTCTGTGTTAACTCCACCACCAACTTGAGTAAACCAGTATCTGCCAATGTCTTTGGAAGTACGTTGAGTCTTCCAATAACGAAACTCATCCAACGAGCCGGATAGTTTACCGTAGTAGGCGCCGGCAGAGGATCCTGATGGCGCAGTGACCAGTGCCCCTAGATGTGCCTGCAAGCCGGTGGCATTTATATCGTTAACTCCTACCGTGCCAAGAGTCGTTTCATTATTTAGATTTCCATCAACATAAAAGCGAGTCAGTACGCCAGCGGAAGCAGAAGCAAAAGTGAATGCGTAGTGGTGCCAACTGTTATCTGTTACTTCGTCATAAGTTAGGGTTGATGCTGCGGGGTCTTGTCTGAAGAATCCGACTGTATCGTCGGAACCAGATTGAAGTGTGACTCGGAAAGGGCTACTAGGTGATGCGTCAGAATCTAATTCAACCGTTAGGCGTCCATAATCCGCGGCAGATGCCAGTTCGCCGTTCCACAAATCGAAGATGACTTCGCGAGTAGAGGAAACACCCGGGAAATCAGCATCCTTCTTAAGCCAGAATTCTACCGAGATGCCCCGGGTGGCAATGTCCATCTGGAGGTTTGACGCTCGGTTCATGGACGGCTCGTAGTAGTTAGAGCCGGTAAACTGAGCCGCTAGTGTGGCTGCTCCGGAGTCGGAGGGGTTTGGTCCACCGATGAAGAATATGTATTCATAGTCGGCAGAGGTGTCAGGCAGAGCATAACCATCAGCATTAATCGATTCGGCGTTTGCTCCCCAGCCGTCAGCTGAGAAGATCACATAACCGTTCGTGCGCGGGTATCTTTCCTCTAATAAGTAAAGATCAAGATAGGTGGAATCATTCTGCCACTCTAGGCGTTCTTTTAGCGATCCATCATACGGATAAGTTCCATAAATTCTCTTTAAGGATGAATCATAGTATTCTTCTGCCGACCCATAGCGAGCGAAGTTTTCCGGCTTTGAAAAGTCAGTATATGGTATGAACCTCTCTTCTTCGATAATATCTTGTTCATGATATCCCGAGGACTCTATCTCGCCCGAAATATCATTAGAGGTCTTGCTTGCCAGTGATTGTATATTCTCGGCAATTTCAAAATACTTCTTAATGCTCATACTCTAATTATTCTTCAACTCTAAATTTGAACGTTTGTGGCTGTTCCTGCCAATCTCCTATACTATCATTATAATAAGATAATTTTATCTCATACATAAAATCTGGTTCCAACAAAGACATATCAAGGTCAAAATAATTTCCTTCTTTGTCATACGACATCATAGTGCATAGATCGGAACCTGTTCCATATGAAATGGCAGCATAGTTATCTGTGGTACGATATATCGCAAATGATGCGCTCTCAATAATATCAGTAGGATTATTAGCTTTCGCAACATTATAGACTGTTGGGCTCCAATTCCTATCTCGCACAAAAAAGCGGAACCTTGCCTTGTCCTGCGTCGAGTATTTCTTTTTAAGATTTTTGCAGCTTGTAATTCGATTGAATGTTGGAGCGCTGTCATATGTCGGGATTAGTTCTGGATAAAAGGAGCCCGTAAAGAATTCGACCCCGCCGGAGTGCCACACATCATGAATCTCTAGGAGCGGCGTAGATGCCGCTGTAAGCGCGAGATTGACCGAGTACAACCCTGCGCTCGTATAACTTGCTGTAGCGTTCGTATCGCCGGCTGTGGCGACGTCACCACCCACTGGGAGACTCAACTTTGAGCCTGTAGGGACACCGAATGAACTGGAGTAAAATGAAACCCTTAGCTCATTGATTCCGACTGCAGGAATATTGACGAGGCGACCCCGAACATAGTTGTAAAGACCCAGCTTATTAAGGTTGTCGGCGGCGGGTGCGAGGGAACTAGAGAAATAGAAATTCTCTCTGTCATCTTTTGTAGAAGAATTCCACCGAGCTTCGAGAGCGGGGCGCTTAAAAAAGAATTCCGACGAGCGTGCGAAGAACTTCTTTGTATAGTAAGTCTGTGTGACGCCAACAGTATTTTGGATTACCGAGCCAGAATCGGAGCCCAAGGAGCTTGAAAAATATGCTTCCTGGCTCGCTGTTAAGTGAATTCCAAATCCATAATTTGTAAACTCGTTGCCAGCAGTCAGCCATCGCTCGACAATCTCTGATACATCCAGAGAAAGATCCTCATACCCTTGTGCAAAGTGTACATTATAGTTTGAAGCAGTCAAATAGTCGCCGCCTTGGTTTGTCCAGGCAGTAGAACGCTTTGACAAGCCCCAGTTTGCTTGACCGAGATCTTTATACTCATCCATATCTAATCCAGCACCTTCGCTCCAGGAGCGAGACACTGGAGCTACAATGAGATTAAAATCTTGTGGAAGCGTGAATGGGTGCTCAGCGTTCGCCATTTTAAGGTGGAATGAAACGCTGCCCGAAGCCGGAATGGAGCCGGCAGTTCGATTGGCTGCAACGGTCTCAATCGGAAACTGAATCAGAATTCGCGAAAGCTCTTGGGACTGACCATTAGATCCAGACTCCTGTCCGCTGATCGAGAACACTTCTAAAGAATCAGCATAGCCCATATTAGAACCAGAGCCTCTCGTGACGAGATTGGCTTCGAAGGCGTTTGTAATTGTAGTGTCAGCGCTGGCTGTGTATCTTATAATAGACATTAGGTAACCGATCCCTTGATATCGACATTTGGAAATTTAAGTTCAAAGATAACATTCTGTGGCGCCGGGATCCTTCTTCCGTCAGCCGAAAGGTTGGCGGCAAAATTATAACTCATATCTGAATATGCATTGCCAGATTTATTTACAATTTCTACATCAACAACATCAACGATGCCATCAACTTTCTGAAGCACCTTATAAAAGTCCGTGATCGCGATGGACTCTCCAATATCATACTGATTTTTACTCAAGTATTTTGCTATAGCAGACTTTGCTTTGTTAAGTACCGTAAATCTGTTCACATTCGTGTCCGTGACTACTACGTAATTTATACCAAAATTCACTATTATAGCATCCAGTATATCAACAGTATCATTGATAATCTTATACTGTAATAGCCAAGTTTTTAAATTATTTTTTAGTACTTGATTGGCTGCAATCAATTTATTGCTTGTGCTCTCCGAAATTACATAAATATTGATGTTTCTTCGAAGCTCATCAAAGTCGCGACTGACTGCCACTCGCTTAATAGCACCGAACTTCCCGGGCATGCCGTAACATATAGCCTGGTAATCTTGGATTGTGACAGCTCTATTTTGCGCGGCATAAAATCCAAACACTCTTTGTTTCACTTCTTCAGAACTTGGAAGAGATATATCTCCCGTGAAGGGTTCGTCATTGGTGACTTCTAGGGAGCCCACAACAATGTTTCTTTGAGTTGTACTCAGTCCACCTTGGGATCTAAATTTGAAGTTGGGAGAGGAGACATTGGTTATGGTGGCCACTGATGCATTAACATCGTTAATCTCGTTTGTTCGATACGCTATCCGGAGAGTTGTGTTTGAGGGCGCAATGCCAAACTTGTCGCTACTAATTAATTTTGTAGGATCAAATTCCGCATCTGTTATATAGGTTCTACCGTTTAGATCCAATACCAAATTTGTCGGGTCAACAACCGAATCTGAAAGCAGCTCAGAATCTGATCCATATCCAAACTGGAGGTAAGTAGTCGTGTCAGCTGACTCAACCGTAAAACGTCGAGCTACTGGTACTGCTTTCATAATATTGCGAACTGCGCCGGCTGTCGACGTATCCGTGTTCCTAATTGCTTTATAGATTACATTTTGAGAAAGGTTGTCTACCTGGACATATTCGTGTCCTTCTAAATCTCTCACAGATATAACATCCGTTATATTCTGAGCATTAAGATTAACTTTCAGGAACCTCTCGAAGGCGAAAACCTCGACTTCTTTAAAGTTTGTGCGACCTGAGACTGCTCGACCTTGGGCTCTTACAACATAGTTAAGAACATCGTTGGTGCTGTTGTCGATATCTTTGGGTACCACTTGGTTCGTCAGGACGGCAAAGTTAACATCTTCAAGTAGAGTATAAGAGCCTCCCCCCAGAGAGGAGAATACTGAGCCCTGTGCGAGTGTGGGCGCGTATGTCAGGTCTGGTCCCAAGCTATTTGGGTCAGCGGGAACCTGGATATAGAATGTAAGTATGCCATATGATGAGGGATTTCTGTTAAGCTTAAATCCCATCTGGCGTGCAAGGCGCAGAACATTGTCATATTCTACAGCAGTCTCTAAAAAGCTTTCGTTAGCTTGATAATCAACATAAAAAGATAGAATATCGCCGACATAAGATACCGTGTCGAGCATCAACGATCCGAAGGATGCCTTGTTGAAGTCCTTATACGTATCCGGATAATATCGTTTCGCGTAATTCTCTAGATCTCTACGAATAGAGTCAAAGTCGCGGCTTGTATAATCTATCGGTTGGAGTTTTTTTGGCATAATGAGGTCTCTTTAATTAGTTGTTTATGTTAATTTGTAGCGATGTGCTCTGCTTAAGTGGAACAATGGTGAAAAATATATTCACCCTTATAGAGTTTGGGAACAAATCCGGATTGTCTTCCGGGGCTGAGAAGTCAACGTGATCAATCTGAATATATGACAGATATATATTCACTTGTTCATGTATACGTGACCTTATTTCACCATAAGTGTCACTAGTATTATTCTCAAAAAGAAACCTTGAGATCCCAACACCAAAATCGGGGTGCATAATGCGTTCGCCGGGATTAGTGAGCACCAACATTTTTAAATTTTGTTTTGCTAGTTCATTAAATGTCGTATTCAGCTCATATGGACCAAATACATTGCTAACAACTAGTGGTAATTTTACAGATAATCCTGACATATTTAGTTTATTCCTCTTATAACTCAGTTTTCAACATACGGCGGTCGTACCGCGTCTAGTGATTCCTCAAGCTCTTCCCCTTCATCCGGTGCCACGATCAAATCATCGGGGCACGAGCCTATTGCCTCGTCGCCTGCAGTGGCCAGATCTGGACCGAATTCAACGCCAACATCCAAGTTAGGCTGCTGCGTATCAAAATTAATTAGTGATAACAATAGATAAATTAACCCTAAAGGTGTCGGTGGGATCATTAACATACCCATTCCGGTGCCCAGGAAATCAACGCCGTCTTCTGATATACGAGGAAAGAAGTTCTCTGGTGGCGGGTCTTCGATGTCGTCGTGGGGAGGAAGTCCGGTTTCATTATTGATAAAGTCCGGACGGGCTGGGAACCCCTCCGGGTTCTCCATGAGGTATTGTAGTAAACACAAGACTGCCGTAAACAAATCCGCGCCTGTTGCGCCGGTCGCGAATGGAGCAATTGCGGGTGTGGGGTCATCCTCGGGGCTCGGCAAATCTATACTGCGAAGTTGTCCCTGTATCAGGTTAAAGACGTCGGCTGTCCCGTTTTTGATAAACTTCGAGATTATAACGTGAGGATCGATCATCTGCATAAGCCCCTTGATGATATCGATCGGGGTCTTGATGAGCATCTTAATAATAAAGTCGCGTGCGAGATTATCAGCATCTGGCTCGTTGTTAGAGAGCGAGACCGTTCTGGCTCCGGAGCGAGCGAGATCGGGGTTTGAGTTATAACTGTCGTGGTTGTCGATTGTGGTATTGAGAATATCGAGTACTCTATTTTTTGTTGAGCGCATTGCTTGCCGAATATCGCCAAAATAATTATTGGTGAGATAAAAGTTGTGTATTATCGGTAGGATACCGATGATCTCTTGGCTAAACACATTGGTAAAGTACTCTTTATAGTTCTCATCGTTGAGGATATGCTGTACTTCTTCGGGGTTTAGAGATCCTTGTCGGAAGCCAACAATATCCTTCATGTCATATCTGGTTAACAGAGACTGTCGAATCTCTTCACGATATCTCTCATGGTAAGTTGTGGGATGGTCTTCGGCTGTGGGGGGTACTGTCGAGTATAACAAGGTCTTCGAGGGCTCGTTCTCGATCCTAATCTTTAATCTATCTTCTAATTCTTGCCCGAAATCTAGCGGTGCTGTCTCAAATAATTTAAATACATATTCTGCGTTGTTGACATCAGACTGAGCCGGAGGGGGGATGTCTCCTAACTCCGACGGGTTGCCGGTGGAGAAGCTGCCCGGAGTCATGACCGGCTTTAAATCAAAACTTGATAGGTTATCAACATACATCCAAAATTCATATACTATTTTGTTGTCGCGACCGACCGTATCACTGGAGGAATACCCAGGTACCGGAGGGGGAGCTTCGGGTTTGCTCTTAGTTACGAAGATTGTTGCTTTGTTGTTGAGGTGTTTGGCGATGGCGCGGCGGGCTTTGGACTGCCATGGCTCGTCGGAGTGGCTCAGCCCACTCAAGAAGGGTCTGCCCGGGTCGCTGGATTGTCGGTCGCGGTTGGCACTCATCACCGGCATAGAATTCAAAAAGATTTCTTCCATCGGTTTCTGATTAGACACCGGCAGTGCATTTTTCACCGCATTGGAAGTGGGACCCGGAGAATCAGCAGTCCCCATGGCACTCTGAATACGATATACTGCCAAATAATCCAGTATATCGTCAAAGGTGGCGGTGGGCGTTCCTTTTGCCAGTATACGGGGCTTGCCACTCATCAAAAAGACAGTACCGTTGGGGAACACCACATCACCATGTAGGTCTGTTACACCGCCTTCGGCAATAACGTTTGGTCGCAGCATCATTCGATTAAAGATAACGATCAAGGAATCCTTAACCTTTTCAACTGTTTCAGCATTTCCGGTCGCTGTTAGGCTTTCGAAGTATGCTGTCATGGATGCGTTGACCTGATCCCTCATATAAGAAACAATAAATGGCTTCGCAAACAATTCATCCATTTGAACTGCCGAGAGCACAAAGATGTTTTTGATCACGAACTCCGCGACGTGAACCTGAACTAGTAAGAGGAACATGCCGTATTTGATGACTTCTCGCATGCGCCGGCGGGCATCAGCAGGATTGTTGTTGCAGGCTTCTTCCACATATTCTCTTTGCATCTGCTTAAAGATGCCCTCAACATCCAGTAGATCCGATATATCTTCATTGGAACAATTTATATTATCGTGAAAGAAGGTTAAAGATTGTAGGGCGCCGGCATTGAATACACCATTCTCGATATAATAATCAAATACTTGGTCTGTCAATAAGCCGTATGCAAAAGGAAAATATCTTTGGACTGCTGCATTTTCAGATATGGTGAGGTTGTCATATAGATCGGCGCCGGATCTGGCAGCGTCGACGAACTGATCTAAATTGTATGCTACCCCGTCGGAGTCGGCGTTGATTTCCATATCTGTTCTGAACTGTTCCTCCACATTTGATTCAAAGAGACCATCAAGGTTAAAGTAGGCGCGGTGGGTTTCTTCCGGGGCGCCGTACGCTGGATAGCGCATCACGATTCTTTGTCTCTTAGCTGCATTAAACCGAGGGAAGGAGAACTGGATGCGGCTGCGAACTGGGTCATCTGACGTGGTATACCTCTTGAAATGATTTTTTATCCTATACTGCTTTCGATTTGTGTCAATACTTATAAAATCAGCCGTTTCAATCTTAATATAATCCGCAAATTTCCTGTAGAACTCTTTATTGAATTTATATGTAGTAACAGCAGGTCCGGAGCCTTGTGAAAGCTCGTCGGCCTTCTCGACCATGTTATCAATAGCATCCCTAATTTCATCATTATTGAAGATGTTCAACAATATTTCTATAGCATCAGCAAAATTTCTAATTTCAGAGTTTAGCAGCCCGGGCTGATTAATCAAGCACTCTTGTATCGCACCAGCGAGGGGGTGATCCATCGGATTCTCAAACTCCTCTGCTAGTGACTTAAGGGAGTTCATAATTGCATTGATCGCGGGACTGTCGGGTTCTGGCAATTCCGGGTAGTCGGAGCCGACCATGGTCTTAAAGGTATCATAGGGACCCTCTCCCTTGCCGGTTCCAGATGCTCTCGCCAAGGACGGCTCCAGGAGGACACTTTTAATCGAATCGACCGAGTACACGAACTGCATTTCAACCAGCTCTATCATCGTACTAAGTGTTTCCGGTATCAATTTTGTCATTGTCGGATCATTAACATAGTTATCTGCATCCGGGCAATCAAAGTTGAACACGGGAGGGGCGTCGGTGAAGCCGTTCTCAATAATATCGAGAAGATCCTCAATGTTCTGCATCTCTTCGGCGTCGAGCTGAGCAAGATCGTCTTCTGTCAAACAAATGTTGTTTTGATTTAACAGAGATAGATCATTGATTATCTCATTACACAAGTCTGTTACATCTACTATATTCCCCAAGATTGTGAAGAATTCTATCACAGCTGACGCTTCTATAAGTTTCGTGGAGATGTTCGGGTCGGCATAACTTAGATTGAACTCGATTATTCTGTCTATGAGTTCTTCGGGGGCATTTTGTGTGTCCATTAAAAGGATACATATGTCTATAGAGCTAAGGATTGATGATACATCTGCTAGGTATTGGTAGATGTCGTCAGGTGACATCCCCAGCATATCCGTGAGCTGTCCTAGCGCACTATTGCCGTCATTGCCATAACCAAAAGGATTCTGTCCCGCTAATGGATCCAGGAGATCGTTTTGAATCATTCCCGCAAGGTCAGTAGCACCATAATCGGTAGCACGGGGATTGTTTAGGTTGCAAGCCTCTTTCAATAGCTCTGCCAATCCCTTAATCAAAGCGGTGATTGCCTGCATAACAGAATTCAAAATAATATCCAGAACAATCTTCCAGATATCTCCCTTAATTTTAAACAATTCAAATTGTAGTGGGTCCAACGAGGGTCTCTCGTTTAGTTCTTCTTCCATCACATTACCAACTGCGCGTGCAATGCGTGCTAGCTCGAAGTTCATCCCGAAAGTCAGACAGATCATTGCCTCTCGGGCTAATGCCTTGAGTCCTATCTGTCCTAAGATCCGGTCGACTGCTGAGCCTTCTTCAAAGACTGCCAGAGGACCGATTTCCAAAGCATTTTCAATTACATTTGATATGTCTATTCCGGTTTCGAGGCGCTTCTTCTTTTCATCCTGATATACTCTTTCGTACAGCTCGGGATTTTTTGCCACTTCTTCTTTTAGAGTTATCAATTCTTCTGTTGATAGTGCTTTTATTCCCTTCTCTAAGTCGTCTGTGTTGTTAACATCAATCAACCCAAGTCGGATAGCTTCTTTAACTAAAGCATTATTTTCGTTCTTATCGCGTTCGTTCGGTGTGGGGAAACTAAAAAAGTTGCCGCTCTCCATGTCCTGATTGATTTGCTCTGGCAATATATTCGACAGGAAATCAAACATCGGGTATGGCTGTCCAGCATCAGAATGCGCGGCACCCTGTTCTAGGATCTCTTTATAGCGTTGCAGGATCTTTAGTGTCGCTTGATCACTAAATTTTTTCTTATATTTAATGACCGAGAAGTATCCTACCTTCAAAAAATCAGTGCTCGCGAAGTCGCCGGCAAGATATGTAATTCCAGCAATTGCAATTTTGGGAGGGAAGATCCCGAGGGGATCAAAAGCTGCAGCTGCCGGGTCACGTTTTATACGGTTCGAAAAATATATGGTTAACTTGTCGCCCTCCTTGCCGCGGTAAGATCCTCCAGAAGCAACTTCAATAGTTTTTACCGCTTCGGCTATAACAATAGAAATAATTTTTCCAACTGAGTTTTCAAGAAAGCTAAAGTTTACTCCGCCGACGGGGACGGCGCCATTATAATTGTCCTTCTGGGTCTTGAAGTTCTTCATTAGGGACGAGAGAGAGTCAAGATCCGTCAACACTGTGGATAAGTCTAGCTCTGTCTGCCCAACAATTTCGTTTCCAATATCATTTTTTTCATTGAAGAATTCCAAATTCTCTTGAAAATCTGGCAATTCGTCTGCTGCCGACATATCATCCCGCATCTGATACATGGAGCGACCAGCATCTAAGCGAGTGATTACTATCTTATATGCTCCGGGGGGCTTTGTATCGAATCCAGGATTCTCTAGCTGAAGGTTTGACTTTAGTCTCGACCGGAGTTCATCATAAACCGTGTTGTTGCCGCTAAATGATTCATCTTCCATATTCCGATAGAACTCAGGAAAGTAATGGGTTATATAGTGATCCAGCGCGTCATTGAATATCCTTTCCTGATCCGTGACGGATTTCCTTATCTTAATCTTGAGGCGACTTACATTCCCATCATCGAAGGGAATACTAAGCGGCTGCGCAGGATATTCTTTATAAAAGTTCAATTGTGCCGGCATAATCTTAATTCGTGTTGTTATATCTACTTAAAATGTATTGGCTTTTGCCGTCTTTGGTGGCAGCTGCGCCGCCCGGTGTTTCTAAGTAGTTGGTCTGAACTGAATTTAGTTTTTGCATTGATGTATTCAGTTGCAGCTGTACATTAGTGATCTTGTTAATCAGGGTCTCAATTCCTGTGGGCAGAAGTCCTGTCAGCGCAGGGGAAGTCGGTGAACCAAAGAACGGAGAATAATGTGTATGTTTTATCAAGGCTTGCGTTAGCTTTCTGTCCTCTTCGATGAAGTTATCAAAAAGATCACGTATGTCGTGAATGGATTCTATAATCGCACATAGACATTCTTTCAGATTTTCCCCTTTCACCATCGGCTGCAAATTCTTGTCATCGTTTAAAGCAATCAGATCGATTCCATAATTTCCAACAAATGCATTGCCCAATTCAGCGCCCTGAGCATTCTGAGCATCTGTCCGGGTCACTAGTTTTATATTTTCACGTGCTATAACTCTAATAGTATCCGCTTTTACGGCAACTGTGCTGCGGGGGCTTTTTACGGAGGTGTTACCGACAGTTCCCTTAACAAGACCAAAATATCCATCCGGGTCTGATTTCTGTGAGATATACACTCTGGCAGCGTCGGACTTAAAGTTCGGATCTGCGTTAATGGTCTTACCCGCTTTTGTGTTGCTAGCTCCGCGCGCGCCTAGGCGACCTACAACAAGATCAATGGCAGCACAGTGAGTGTTCTTGCCACCGCCGAAGCCAGAAAATATATTGCTAGGTCTGTCAAGTCCCAATACTATAAAAGCATTCCCCTTGTTGTACACGTTCTCAGAAGTATGACTGATATACGCCGGCGTATCAAAGTTTTGTTTGGGTCCATTACTGAATCCCAGTAGTCTCGCCTGATCGATTTTGGACTTCTTATCAAACGACTTTCTTTCCTGTTCCGACATCAATTGCAAGTCTATTGCGCTTGATGCTTGTGTCGGTAAATCAATTTTTATTTTTGCCATAATTTATAATGCCTTTTACGTTATAATCCCATCTAGATTTGCCTTATTCGGGGGTACACCTTGGCTGTTTGCAGCAGTGAGTACACGGGGGCGCTTTGCCCGGGCGACTCTGTTCCGGAAATCAAAGTGTATTGGATCGAAGTTTGTACTAAAGTTACCCCCCCAATACATGTCCGCGGCTTTACCAATCTCGACAATCCCACTATTGCGCCAGGAACTTTTAGAACTAGTAGACATCAACGTTGTGCCATTTGCTAGTGTAGGATTAAAATCGATAGCCATTCCAAGATTATGATAACTCAATCCCGTGGCCGGGTTAGCTGGGGCGATGCCGCGCTTTCCGCCATTAACCCATTTATTATAAAGTCTCTGCTGTTTTTCAACAGAACGATAGCTAGAATTTAATCGTATAGTAATTTTCTTTTGTTTCCAAGCTTCACAAATAAAGCTTTTTACATGAGGAAGGAAATCTGGATGAACATCAGCAAGAATAGAAGCATGTTGTGATTTGTTAGGGATGTCTTGTGTATCGTCATAACATTTTGAGTCGACTGAAAATGGTGCGGCTGTCGCGGTGTTCTTTTCATACTCAGCGCAGCCGTCCTTAATCTTTTTAATCATCGCTGCCAGGGGCGCCTTAAGGTCTCCCGCCATGGCAGCATCAAACCAAGTTTTGTATTCGGAGGGCTTATAGTGGACTCCGTCGTAAGTATGAAGATTTTGGGTATATTGCATAGAATCTATATAAGTTACTTCCGGAAATGATGCCAGCACTTCTTTCTGTACATTCCGCATAGTGTCACGTTTTTTTTGTTTTTGGACATTGCCGCCGAGGCCGCCCCATCCATTATTCTTGAGATGAGGTGTGTCGGGAAGCATTGGTTTAGTGACCCCAATCCAAATAATTTCTTCGACGCCGCCATCTTTGAGTATCTGTATGAATTTTTCTGCTTTCTTTTTCCACGATTCGGCTGTCCAGCCCGGTGGGACTCCCACCATACCGGCGTCGTTGCCGCCGAGTCCGACAATAGCATACTTCGGTTTAATTGATGACAATTGAGATTTTAACTCTTTCTTTAGTTTGACTTTTAAAAATCCTTTCCCGCCGCCGGCGACGAGGCCGCGGCCCGTGAGAGACATGTCTTTGACCAAGGGGACTCCCTGACTCTTAAGTTCCTTCCGGAGCAGCCCCCCGAAGGAATAGTCTGCCGCGTGTTGGCTGTCGGCGAGATATATGACCGCGCCTTCGCCTCCACATCCACTTGCCAAGGCTGGGTCTGTCCCAAAGACGGGAGGTACATATTCTCCACAGGTTATGGCATTGTATTCCCGAGCGATGGCGCCACCATATTTAAACTTCTGTGAAGGACCATTATAATATCTGGCAAATGTAACAAAATCTTTCTCTTTTGCTGCAGCCAAAGCTTTTGGTCCGTTGTCTGTTTTAAGCCACATTTCAAGCAGCTTAAAAGATGTAGCCTCGGGATCTGCCTTATATTCATTAACTCCCTTTTTCGGCGGACCCAAATATCTTTATAAGTTTGCCGCCTAGGACCTGGAACCTTCCCCAGCTTACTGACTTTACGGCAGCGGTCTTGTCAAGGGTGTATGCATACTGGAATGCTGCTTCGTTTGTTTCCTTGCGGACTCTACTAAATGGTTGTACAGGATCTTTAGTGAAGGGAATCTTACCTTTAAGATCCGGGCGGAAATCACGGAGAAACATATGTGGTTCAAATCGAATTGAGTCATTTCTTCCACCAGATTCGACGGTGCCTACCGCCTGAAGTATTGCAACCTCTAGACCAAAATATTTAGCAATTCGCACTTCTTCTGGATGGGGCTCTTGTTTACATTTGGAGCGAGCTTTTTGACCATAAGCCTTGTGAAACTGGGTGCCTCCGCCAGATCCTCCTAGGGCGCTTTTGCCGGCTTTGGCTGCAGCTTCTAAGGAGCCGCCCTCAAATCCCTCAAATTCAAATGTTTCTTTGGATACACCTATTATACGAGCAGTAGAAAAATTATTGATATTATCAAACCGTACGGTTACTATAGATCCTACCGCGATTGCTTCTGTCCGGTCCAACATTCCTTTATCAACATAAACATCATAATAGGTCGTTATTATCGGGTCTTCGAAGCTTCGTGGGGCTGGGCGACATTCAATCTCTGGGATATACACTTTATATGCCGTGACCATCGTTTGTCCAAAGAAAGATGAAATCCAATCCGCGACGTCTGCGGCGATGCCCTGTTTAGCATATCCCGCCAAAAGGTCTTCGGTTGATCTACTGGCACCGGCGAACTTCTCGGCGCTGCCTATTACAACCCCCTTAAAAGCCGTAACCTTCTCTAGGGCTGAGCGAGAGTACTGACTCGAAATTGCCGAATTTAGGAAATCAAGCCCATTAGAGCGCTGTCGGTCAACACCGCCTGCCGCGGAGGTATCCGAAACATCATTTAAAAAACCATATCCCAAGCCCTTCAGAGTCAACTTACCTTTTTCAGCAGTCATTATTCTGGCGCCTCATTCAATAAGTCAAATAACTGCTCTTTGTCGTCTGCTGTCAGACCAAACTGTTGAGTTTTTTGTTTCTGAACGATGGATGCTAGTTTAACCATCTGCTCGTTGGAACGCTGGAGATTTTCCACAAACTTTGCGGCGATGGGTCCCATCTCGCGTCGATCAGCTGGGGATGCAGCCATGTCTGTCATAACTTCAACGAGAAGCTTTTTGGCCATGGCACGGTCCTCCCTGATGTTTCTAGTTGTCTCTTCTAGATATTCTTCTAAACTTAAATCTCGCCGCTTTGCCATTTGTTTTTAAACGTCCTATATCGTTTCCTTAATTTATTGAGGTTATTAACAACCTGCTTAGTATTAAGTCCGGTAATCTCCCGTAGATATAAGTAAATAGCTTTTTTATTAAAAATTTCAATCGTGTCTGCCGATTCCAAAAGGATTCGGACTGCCATTAAAACT